ATTGAACTCCGCGAGAAACTTGTTCTCGCGGCGGTTCTGGTCGGTCTCGCTATAGCCCGCGCTGCGCTGGGCCAGCTCGGCCAGGCCCGCCGCGCCAAGATTGGCGTAGCGGTCCATCGCCGCAATCGCCAGGTCAGCGGTCAGCGGCACGGTGTAGTTGTGCATCGCCAGCCAGCCGTTCAGGATGGCGCACGACTCATTCAGCATCTCTTCAACCTCGCCGGCGGTTGGCCGGGTGGCGTTCGTGAACGAGCCGTTCGCGGTCAGGTGGCGCACGTACTTACTCACCCCAGAGATCGAGCCATAGTCGCTCATACAATCCTCTCCAGCACCTGCCGGGCGCGCACATGCCACGAATGCGGCTGCACACACTCATGCTGTGCCGCCGCCCACTCTTCGCGGTAGGCGTCGTGCGACAGCCACCAGCGCGCTTGTCGCTCTAGGTCGGCGCTATCGCCCGCCCGGTAGGTTGCTAGGCTGTCCTTGAACACCTCCGCTGCCTCTGGGCGGCTATCGTCCATCAGTTGAAACGCGCCACAGGCGGCAATCTCATAGGCGCGCGGCCCCAGGCTCTCGGCTTCCTCTGGCGCAATATGCTGCCCGCTGCCGTGGCTTGTCGTGGTACGGTGGTGATTGAGCGCGATCTTGGTTGCCCGATACAACGCAGCCGTCTCCGCATTGTCGATCACATCGGCGGGCGTTTCGGTCATATCGTGCCCGCGCCACAGGTAGTCGATCCCCGCCCAATCCACGCCGTCCAAAAGCGTGCGCCGCTCATCGAACAGCGAGCCGACAAACACCACATCGGAGGGGGTAGACTTTGGGCCGTCCGTTGTATGCACGTTTGGATCGTAGGCGTGCGGAAGATACACAGCGTTTAGCCGTTCGGCGGATTTGCGCTCGTTCGTAAAGGCAATGTCGTAGTGTTGGCGCATCCGCTCTTCCAATTCGCCAAAGTAGGGGGCCTCAGTCAAAAGGACGGCGGTTTTTATGCCGATTTTGCGCAGCAAATCGGCATCATTCAAGTGGTAGTTGTGGCCTGAAACCGAGAGCACCACATCAGGCCAATACTCCAAAATGGATTGGGTAATGTGCGCACTCGCCATTGATTGACGGTTGAAAGTCTGCGTCTTGTATGCCTCGTACTTGAACGCGCCGACCTGTACCCCCGCATGGATGGCGGTGTCGTACCAGTTCAGGATGCTATCAAGCCGCCCCTCGTAGACTTCGATGCCGGCTTGCGCGCGCAAGCCGGAGACAAGGCCCGTATAGGTGTCGGCGGTGCTCCAAGACGCCCCAGGATGTATCACGTAAACTTTCAATATCCGCCCCTACTGCCGTTTACAAGTCCACCCTTTGATTGATTTCTTTCGCCCTCGCGCCACATCGCTGATAGAATGAAACGATAGTCCGTGCTCTGTGCAGAATGCCTTAAGATCGTGCGTCACGTACTCGATGCCGTTGCCATCACGTAAAACATAGGTGTTTCGTCGCGCCCAAGCCTCGCGCATTTTTCGGCGCGTCTCTTCAGTGAAAGTGCGGCCCTTTTGCGATTGGCTCATCCTTTGCTTTGTGGCTTCGGAGTGCCGCCTATCGCGCAATTTCTGCCGCGTCTCTTCGCTTACAATACGCCCCTTAGACCCTGCACTAATCTTGCGCTTATGCTCGTCGGTGCGAGGGCGCTTTGCCGCCTCTTGAATACTCGCGCGCCCATCCGGCGTTAAAATATTCGCCCTGCCTTGTTTTGCCTCACTGAGTTTGCGGCGCGTCTCCGTCGATACAACCCGACCTTTGCCAGCCTCACTTATTTTCCGTCGCGTTTCCTCGGTTAGCGCCCCGCCAAACTTGCCGCCGATCTTTTGGTTATAGACCTTGATCCCCTTGGCACGCAGGTCTACAATCCAGCGTTGCTCGGCTTCGTCTAATGCGCCTTGGTCGCTAACAACTTCGACCACTTCAACCGCGAACGCATCAGCGCCATATTTGTTCCAAGACCGTTGTAAATGGGGGTTGTCATGAACACCGCGTGTGAGATCGTCGCGGTGCCGACGCCAGCGAATGCGGTAGTCTTGGATCGTCTGTCCGACGTAGACCCCGCCGCTCACGGTGTTGCGGATAAGATACACAACACCATAGGCGTCTATTCGTGGTAGAATAGCCATGTCGCAATCTCCTACTAGATTGTGGCTTGTGGCTCGGCTGTTACAGCAGCACGAGCCACGCCTATTATACCACGAATACCCCATTTACCGCATTACAATCGGATAAATCAACGCTACCGTCCTAACGTCAATCACCGATAACCATAGACCTTCATAGCCGCCCCTATGCCGGTGTGCTAGGTGACCGGGTTGGAGAAAAAGACGCCGAGATCCGCGCCAGTCTGCTTCTGGTCGTAGTAGCACACCGCCCGCAGTACGTCAGCCTTCTTTGGCTCCTCGCGGTACATCTCGGTGTACATATCGCCGCGCCCGTTCTCGTCCCACGCGAACGTGTAGCCCGCCGCCGGGGTGGACAAGCCAGGGTTGCGCGGCACGGCCACCACCAGAAAGTCGTTATCGAACACCGGGCTATAGCTCGCCGTTCGCCCTTCCTTTGCGGTGTTGTACTCGCGTTCGGAGAAGATCAGTTCGTCCAAGCCCAGCGCGCCAGCCAGCGCACCTTCGAGCGCGGCATACGTGCCGGCCTGCACGTACTTGGTACGGTCGCGCACCTGATCGGAGAGCAGCAGCGCCGATCGGATTTTCACGCCCCCCAAGCCCACGAGCCGGTGGTTATTGCTGCCGCCCAGCGCACGGCGGATGCTGGTGATCGCGCCGACGATAGCAGTAACGGGCGTGCCGCTAGCAGCGTTATCCCACGCCGTGCCGACTGTGCCGGAGGTCCAGCCGCTTGACGAGGTGAAGAAATCGGCGGCAAAGTCGAGATCCTTCTGGAGATTGAGCTGATCCACGAGGTACATCGCCGCTGTGCTCTCCAGATCGATCCCGGCATCCGAATTGGCCTTGATCTCATCCGCGATCAGGTACTCTAGCGCGTACTGAATAGCGCTGTAGTTATCCGTTGACACGCGGATGCCGACGCGGGCGAAGTCGGATGCCGGCGCGCGCTTGCGTGCCTCGGCCCGCCACATGTCGCCCTTATTCCAGACGTAGTACTTATTCGACTGCTTGTTGACGCTCACGCGCGGGAACAGTCGATCCGAGATGGCCGGCGCGTCCTGCCGGTAGGCGATTGAAAGGTCAGTCAGGGCGGATTGGATGTGCACCTGGCTGATTGTAGGAAGGGCCATTCAGGTGCTCCTTAGTAGCGCTGAACGTCAACATCCACCGTGATGATGGTGTTAACGCCCGCATCAGCCGTTTTGCCGTCGTAGACGGTTCCGACAATCCATTGGTTGTCCGTAGTCGTGACCGCCCCGCGCGAGTTGGTGTCCACACCGATCGCGTCCAAGAGCGCAATCGCGCCGGTGTAGGTCAGGCACTTCGACACGCCCTTGACGCACACCGCGCCCATCACGCCAGCGGCGTCAGGGGCATCCTGCAAGATGCCGAGCGGCTTGGTTGCCGTAGCCGAAATCGTAGTGATGCAGCCGTCCGGGAACGTTGAGTTCGTGGTCAGCGTTACCGGGTAATATTGAAACGAGCTGAGGTCGCCGGCCGCAGGCCAGGACAGCACTCGCATCCCATCTTCCCAAGCCATTTAGCGGCCTCCCTTCTTGGCGCGCGCCTGCGCCTCGTACAGATCGGGGAACTCGCGGGCAACCGCCTGGATTGCCGCAACCCGCGACAAGCCAGTGGCGATCTTCGCGTTCACCAGAATGCCCCAGCGGTCGGTGTCCGCGCCGCCGTCGCCACTGCTGCCGATCTCGTCAAACGAGACTGCGCCAGCGGTGCAGATGCGGGTCAGTAGCGCCTGCCACTTGCCGCGCACCTGCGCCGGGGTCTCAAGCAGAAGTTGCTCAAGCTCGGTGGCGGTGCCGGGGATGGCGTAGGGCTGCTCGGCCGAGGTCATCGTGCGAGCGTGCGCAAAGGCGCGAATGGTGTTGCGCTGCTCGGTCTCCAGCAGCCGGCGCTCGAACTCAGCTTGGACGCGCGCCTCAAACGCGCGCTGCTGCTGCTCTAGCGACGCCTCGCGCTGCGCGAGCAGGGCGTCAAGGCGGCCCTGAAGCGCCGGGTCGTTAATCGGTGGGAGCGTGGGGGCGGCCAGCGTGACCGGCTCCACAACGGGATCAGACATGGTATGCTCCTGTATTGGGGGTTGATTATCAGCACGCGCTGGGACAGGCGCGGGGGGTGCCGGGGTGTAGTCGAGTTCAGCGGCGAACTCAGCAGCAAGCACCTGCGACGCAGCAGGCGCAACCACATCAACCTGTGTCTCTTCCATCCCACGTACAAGCGTTTCGGCTAGTTCATCAACTTGCCGGAGTGTTTCTTGTGCTGCAAGTGGCATCGGCGGCGCGGACAACGTGACCGGCTCTAACCCACCTACCGCCGGGTAGTTCGTGAGTGAGCCGCCGATCAGCGTCCATCCGCTCTCGTCCTTGTCGAGTTCGCACGAAAAGCCGTCGTAAATCTCATCTTCGAGCAGCGACTTGCCTTTGGCGTTCCACTTTGGCAGGCCAAAGAGGTTGCCGTCCGCATCGCCCCACACGTCTTGCAGGCGGCCAATCGCCTGCCCGAAGTCGTGGCGCTCGGTAATCGGCAACTTGCGGCGCTTGCTGAAGCGCGAGACGATGACCGCCACATCGTCCTTGGTGAACGACGTTTCGCGCCCGTTCATGTCCGTGAAAGTGCCAGGGCGGAACATGTGGATTGGGCGCGGCTGTCCAGCTTCCAGCGCGACTTCGGAAACGATATTGAGGCGTGTGGTCATTGGGTGGGCCTCGCAAGGAATCAAAAAAACCGCTCCAGCTTTCGCTGGGCGGTTCTTTGAACTCGCCAAGTTGATTTAGTTATCGGTCAACCGTATTCTATACCCAAAAGTTATTATTTGTCAAGTGGAA